TTTGATTGTTCGCTATATCTTTCGTATAAAATTTATAATTACTGAGAACATTTTTAAAAATATAATCAATCGTAGTTGAATTTGATAAAATATTCATACTTACTTTGGCTAAATCATAATTATCCCAATTACAATAATAACCGATAATTGATAATTCATAATCCAATTTATAGTCGTAAATGTCTTTTTCTAAAAATAAATTATCAAAGTCGGTTTTTCTGTTTCTTTCATATTTTGCTAAGTTATAATAAGTATATGCTAATGTATGTTTACTTGTTGTTCTATAATAATTTATAATTTCATAAAGGTTCTCAATTCTAGTTGGTAAAAATTCATATCCATTTATCCAAGCAGAAATCGCTTCTTTCATTTTTCCTAATTCTTTATAACATTGCCCCATTGAATAATAAGAATACCATACTTCATCATGCCAACCACCTAAATTAATACGTTTTTTATATGTTTTTATAGCGTTTTCATTTTGACCTGAATTTTTATAACTGTTTGCCAAATAAAAAGTATATCTATCATTGTTTGGGTTCTCTTCTAACCCTTTTTCCAATAAACGAATATCTCTCAAGAATTTATCTTGTTTGCTACCCCCGTCACCTACATCGTTTATAAATAATTGATTTTTTGGTATAGTAAAAGTAGTTGAACCATTGGGGGCATTTAGATATTCATGGGTAACACCCCAATAAGACATTCCAATTTTGTTTTTAATTAATCGGGTATTCTTATAAATAAAAGATGGAGAACCTTGAAATACATTATAAACATCATAAGTTAAATTATTTTTGAAATCATCAATTGATAACATTGGGTCCATTTCCAAAATCATATCCGCATCCAATAACAATATATAGTCGGCATTATCCATATTTAAACATTGTTTTAACGCAAAAGTCCGATTGTAACCGAAGTCTTTGAATGGTTCTACTATTATTTTACCAGAATGTATATTTTTTCCTTTAAAAAAATCCTGTATAATTTCTATTGTATTATCTGTACTACCTGTATCACAAATACAATAACTATCTATTAATGGCAACACTGATTTTAGTAAACGGGTTATTATTTTACTTTCATTTTTTACAATCATATTTAGACATATTTTAGGCATTTACCAAATATTTTTATTATTATAATAAGTTCTCAATTGTTTAATTAATTTTTTGTTAATTTATTTTTCCAAGTATATAATAACTTACTAATATAAATATGTCTTTTACAAGATTCCATGATGACCCTGCTAGAATAAAAAAACAATTAGAAGAAAGTACATTTACTGGTAGATATCGTTTAGATACTCCTGGAAATGGAATGGATTTGCCTTTTTTTGAAGACCCACAATTACGCTTACAAGGTTGGGGTGCGAATTTTAGAGATAATACTGTGAATTTAGAAAGTGATTTATTCGGTCTTACCAGACCAATGAATAGAGATTTAGTAGATGTTAATGATTATAAAATCCATTCTGTTCCTACTTCTCATCCATCTTATAGAAGTTCTCAACCATTTGTTGAAGAAAGCCGTGCTAGTCATCCAGCTTGGATGTTTAGAGATTTAGAACATAGCCGTTGGGAAAATCCATTGTTAAATCCATTAAATGGACTTGAAAAAGGTTTTCACGAAAATATACAAACACGTATTTTAGAAAAAGATTTATTTACTCCTTCTATACCTATTATTCAAGGAACAGAAAATACACAATATTATTTATCTGGACAATCACTTTGTATGAATGGAAATAAACAAGAATGTTTAAAAACACTTTATGAGAACAGAATACGATAATTTATTAGAATTTAAAAGAAACTAAGAAAAATATTATATAAATGTATTATAATTATATAATATAGAACTATGGAACTTGCTATTCCTGGTGTTGCTCTTGGATTATTATATGTAGTAACCAATCAAAATAAAAAAAAAGAGAATTTTACTAATAACGTAAACGAATTACCAAATACGAATGTTCCTAATCGTAATTACCCAAGTGAATATCCTGTTTTATCAACTGAAACTGACCAAACATCTTCTTTATCAACTACTAACCGTTTTGATAATGCTGGCGTATATACTGATAAATACTTCAATCCAAATAGTGTTAGTAATATAGTTGATTCTTTTTCTGCTTCTGATAATTCACAACGTAATTTTTATTCATTAACTGGTGAAAAAGTAGATAGTACTTATTTTCAACATAACAATATGGTACCATTTTTTGGTAGTAATATTCGTTCTCGTCATGTAGATAATAATTCTAATGAAAGTGTTTTAGACAATTATATTGGTTCTGGTTCTCAAACTATTATTAAAAAAGAAACTGCGCCTTTATTTTCACCATCCGAAAATCAACAATGGGCTCATGGTGCTCCAAATATGACTGATTTTTACCAATCTCGTGTAAATCCTAGTATGAGAATGGCTAATGTAAAACCATTTGCTGATGAAAAAGTTGGTCCTGGGTTAGGGTTAGGTTATACTACTCAAGGTGCTGATGGTTTCAATTCTGGTATGATGATGCGTGAAAATTGGTTACCTAAAACAGCTGATGATTTACGTGTAGCAAATAAACCAAAAGCAGGTGGTTTAATGATGATTGGTCATGAAGGTCCAGCGAATAGTCATATTAAAAATATAAGTACTCATGAACAAATGGGTAGAATGGAAAAAAACCGCCCTGAAAGACATTTTGAAATGGGTCAAGACCGTTTATTTACTACAACCGGTCTTGAAAAAGGGCAAACTTTACAAGGTATTCCTACTACTTTTTATAAAGACACAGCAAGACAACATACTACAACTGATTATGTAGGTGTTGCTGGATTTCAAAATTCATCCGAATATGTTACTGGTGAATATATGCCATCCCATAATCAACAATTAGGTGAAGTTCCTTTAGCTATTGCTAACGCAAATGGTCGTAATTATGCTACTGATGCTGATTTTGAAATGAAAGCAAAACGAGCTTATCCTAATAATCGTAGTGCTAACCATCAAGAAAGTTATTATGGTTTAGTAAGTGGTAGTTTAGGTGCGGCTGTTGCTCCATTATTAGATGTATTACGCCCTACCAGAAAAACAAATGTTATTGGTACATTAAGACCATATCAAAATCCTAGTACTGTTGTAAAAGAATCTTATATATTTAACCCTGCTGATAGACCAGCTCCTACTATTCGTGAAACTACTGAAAATTCTAAATTTCATATGAATGTTGACCGTAACCAACGCGGCGGTGCTTACGAAACAACACAACATCAACCAATTAACAATAATAGAATTACTACTGGTGATTTTTATTATGCTGGTGTTGCTGGTGCTGGTGATAGAACACGCCAAATGAAATCATATGAAGCACAATACAATCAACGAAATAATGATATCAAAAGTTCTACTATAGATGGTAGAATGGTTCCTGGAAATATGAGCTTAATGAATGGTAATATTAATATGCGCCAAATTAATCGCGACGATTTCTTGAAAAATAATAGACCAGTTACCGCAACCATGCCATACCAATCTGCTGACGTGGCAAATATGGGTCAATTACAAGGTCATAATAATTTATATCAAGGCATTCAAATGGATAGAAATAATAGTGATATCTTAGATGCTTTGAAAGGTAATCCATATGTTGTTAATTATAAGAACGCTCTATAAAAGATTGCACTTCAACATAAAATATTATTTCAACTTATATAAAGGTATATCTTTATATAAGATATTCTAGTGGTTTCATGGAAAAAACTCCTGAATTATTTACATTCTCTTCATTTGATATTGATGAACAAATTAATTTATTAGAAAATCAATATCAAACTTTTATGGAACCATCCATATTAAGTTCGTTTGAACAAATCTTGAATTATTCTACTGATTTTAAATTGAATGAAAAATCATTGAAATTAGGTGATTTAATTATTCAAAAAATAAATCCATATTGTTTTTCTAAGTTATCTCAGTATTTATTTGAGGGCATGAAATCAATGAAATGGCAAATAAAGCAATTTTCTTTGATTTTATTAGCAAAATTTGCTGCTTATTATCCACAAGTTACTTCTCAAAATATGCCTGATATTATTTTAAATTTAATCACTATTAGTAGTGACCCTAAAAAAGAAGTAAAAACCCAAACATTGAATACGTTTAATGCTGTTTGTAGCTCTATTGAAAATGTTGATATTAAACATCTTATTCCGATTGTTATTTCAGCATATTTGAACCCTTCACAAGAAATTCAAAAAGCATTAGATGCTCTGGTTTCTACACCTTTTGTGAATGATATTGATATTCCTACTTTGGGATTTCTTGTTCCTTTATTAACAAAATCTATGCGTGAGCGTAAAATGATTTACCAACGCCGTGCTGCTGTTGTTATTGAAACTTTGGTGAAATTGCTGAAAAATCCTGTTTACGCAAAAATTTTCTATCCTATTTTAGAACCTGTTTTAACAAAAGGATATGAAGAAATTGCTGAAGTGGAAATTCGTAATGTTTGTTTGAATTCTAAAAATGTTTTAACAAATGTTTACAATCAAGGCGTTAATAAATCTCTTGATAGTTTTACAATTGATAATTGTAAGGAAACATTTTATCAATTTATTGATGAAGATAAACGCAATTTTTTGGTAGACCATTCCATTGATTTAACATGGAATTTGGTGAAAAATGAAATTAAAACTGATGATATTTGGGTTCAATGTATGGAACCTTATTTGAAATTTGTTATTGCTGATATTAGTGAACTGTCTGATAATATAAATAAAATAAAAGAAATTATTATTAATTCTATTACAGTTGAAGAATATAACCCTGAAGACGATGAGGAAAACTTATGTGATTGCGTATTTTCATTAGCTTATGGTACTCGTGTTCTTTTACATCAAACACCATTCAAAGTAAAAATTGGTAGAAAATATGGTTTGGTCGGTCCAAACGGCGCTGGTAAATCTACATTAATGAAAGCGATTGCTAATAAAAATTTACAGGAATTTCCAGAAGATTTAAAAAGTGTTTATGTTGAACACGATATTCAAGGTAATAATTCAGATACAAGTGTATTAGAATATGTAGCAAAAGACGAAAAAGTGATTGAAAATGGTATAGTAAACGACCAAATTATAGATGGATTAAAAAATGTAGGGTTTGAAGATAATATGATACATGGACCAGTGACTGCGTTATCTGGTGGTTGGCGCATGAAATTGGCATTGACACGTGCTATGTTATTAAACCCTGATATGTTGCTTCTTGATGAACCTACAAATCATTTGGATCAGTTCGCAATAAAATGGTTAGTTGATTATTTAAAAGGTTTGACTAGAACTACTTGTTTGATAGTTTCACACGATACGCGATTTTTGGATGCTGTTTGTACAAATATTACTCATTACGAAAATATGAAATTGAAATTCTATCGTGGTAATTTATCCGATTTTGTTAAACAAAAGCCTGAGGCAAAACAATATTATGAATTAACAAATGATAATGTATCGTTTAATTTTCCTGAGCCAGGACCACTTGAAGGTGTTAAATCACTTACAAAATCCGTATTAAAAATGAAGAATTGTTACTTTCAATATCCTACTGCTCTTAAACCACAATTGATTGATGTTAATATTCAGGTATCTATGGCATCTAGAGTGGCCATTGTTGGTGTGAATGGTGCTGGTAAATCTACACTCATCAAAATTTTAGTAGGTGAATTAGAACCAAATAAAGGTATTATTGAAAGACACCCAAATGTTCGCGTTGCTTATGTAGCACAGCATGCTTTTCATCATATTGAAAATCATTTGGATAAAACCCCTGTTGAATATATTATGTGGAGATATCGCGCTGGTTATGATAAAGAACAAACAAGTAAAGATAGTTTGACATTGAGCGAAGAAGAGTTGCTGGCTATTAAACAAAAGGCAAAGGAAAATAAATATTTGGTTATTGCTGAAATCTTAAGTAGAAGAACTGGTAAGCGCGAAAATGAATATGAATGTAAATCGGAGAGTGAAATTACACAATGGTTTACTAAAAGTGAAATGGTACAAATGGGATATGAGAAAATGGTCAAAGAATTTGATGAAAAATTGGCTATGGAAAATATGTTAGGACAACGTAAATTAACCACTGGTGAAATTCAAAAACATTTGGATAATTTTGGGTTAGAGCCACAATTTGCTCAACATAGTAAAATTGGTATGTTATCGGGTGGTCAAAAAGTCAAAATTGTATTAGGTGCTTGTATGTGGAATTTACCTCATGTGGTTATTTTAGATGAACCTACTAACTTCTTAGATAGAGATTCTTTGGGTGCTTTAACTGGTGCTATTAAAACATTCAAAGGTGGTCTTTTATTGATTTCACATAATGAAGAATTTTATAAGGAAATTTGTCCTGAAAAATGGTTATTGGATTCTGGTAATTTGAGCGTATTTGGTTCAGAATGGATGGAAGAAGTAGAAAAAGCCAGGAAAAAAGCAGAAAAGGAAAATGCTAAGAAATTGACTTTTGACCAAGAAGAAGAAAAATTTGATTCGCTTGGAAATAAAATAGAAGTTGTTAAGGAGAAAAAGGAATTATCACGAGGTGATAAAAAGGCGTTGTTGAAAAAGAAAAAAGATATGGAAAAACAAGGTCTGGATACTTATGAAATTGATAAATTATTAGGGTTGGAAGAATAGGGGTTTTGTAGTGGATTATACATAATTTATTGTTATAATAATAAATTATGAGTTTTTATCAACAACAACATTTTTGGCTATATTTGTTATTATTTTTTCATCAAGTTTATTTTTTTCTCGACCACCTAGTAAATTACTAAAAATATCTATAAAAAAGTCGTATTTTTTATTTTTTTGGTCTTTACATTCAGGGTATTCTTCTCTCCATTGAACTAATTTATTCAAATTTTTTTCTTTTATTTTTTCTATAAGTTGTTTCATTTTTGTTTTATTTTCATTATCTTTATCCCAAGTATCTTTATTTTTTATATAGATAGTTTCTCGTTTGACATCAGTACAATGCATTGGTCGTTTTTCAATATCCATATCATTCATATGTTTCAAAATTATTTGTGTAACGCCTTCTATGTAACCACGATGACCTACATTTTCCAAATCAGAAAATTCTATTTGTATATTATTTATAAAGTCCATTATATTTACAGCATCTTTACATCGTTCGTTTAAAAAGAAATTTAAATTGAAATTTGCGTTATTAGTGGTGTTATTAGTAGTGTTATTTGTTATGTTGTTATTTTTTACCATATCCAACATCATTTGTTTAAATTCATTTAACATTACTTGTTTAAAATCATTCAACAATACTTCTTTAAATTCATTGTTTTGCTTTATTATTTCCGACGCCATATCTTTTGTTATATATTCTGAAGTGTTTTCAGAAATAGGTTTTTCTTGAAAAGTATTTTCCAGAATAGTATTTTGTTCTTTTTTATTACATACCTTACGATGTTTTGATAATCCAGATGAATATTTGTATTCATTGCCACAATCACATATATATGATTTAGGTTTTGGTAAATCTTTTTTTATATCTAAATGCTTATTGGTAGATATATGGGTGTTCCAATTACTTTGTTTGTTACATTTGAAGTTACATTTTTTACAAATGAATTTGGCATTTTCGGCATTTTCGGCATTTTCGGCATTTTCGGCATTTTCGGCATTATTCTTCATTATTCGTTTATATATATATTAGATAAAGAAAAAAATGCCTAAATCCTTTTTTCAAAAAATAATAAAAATTTTATCGTAACATATTTTTTTATAAAAATTTGATTTTAAACCATATTGGTGACAACCTACTTTTTTTACAAACATTTTCCTCAAAAAAATCAAAATTGGACATTTTTAAAATGTCCATTTTCAAAAACCTTTACTATTTATTTGTAAGATTTTTCTTACTGAAAAATATTATAGTTATTAGTAAAAACTACTCAAACCATTTATGGTAATAAATAATATTATATTTAATAAACTATTATTAAACACTACTTTCTTGTAGGCGAAAAAATTAACATTTTTTTACTTGAATAAAACTCCTTGAAGTTATTAATTGTTCTTCAGTATTTAAAATTTCTTCCACTTTATCAAGGGCTGGTTTTAAATGTAATTTACATTCATCGCGAACAATAGCGCTTTCCATCATTGCTGGAATAGCATTTTTCAACATATTCAATATTTTTTTACAAATTTTACTATATTGTTCTTGTGTAAAAACACTTTTTTTTTCCAAGTCATAAATATATTCTATTAAATCATTGATATCTTCTTTTTCATCAGTCCATTCTTCATTATCTATAAACATATTGGATAAATTTATTATTTCACTTCGTTGTTCGTGTATTATAAAATTTATTATTTTCATATCAACAGTATCATCCATTGGTAATTCTGGTATATTATAAACAGTTTCATTATTTTTTAACATAACTCGCATTACGTATACTTTAAAATCAACCGAATTATAATTAATCGTGCTTTCTTCTAAAACTTCAACATTTAGACCACGAGGCAGCAATACTTCCTCCTGATATTTCCATCTATCATTATTGTTTTCCAAATCTAAAAATGGAATATTTTCGTCTATAATGAGAACATTTATACAACAATTTCTGGATAATATAATGTCTCCTTTTAAAAAATTCATTTCAAATAATGCTTCAATAGATTTACTACAAGATGTATAACCGTTATTTACATCATTATATAATTTATCACTTCCTCTATAAAGAATTGTATTTTGAGTAGTTTTTGGGCAATTTTCTTTAGTAAACGCTTTATCTATTAAATTAATTTTTTTTATTAATTCTTTTACAGAACTATTAAAAGTACTTTTTCCAAGATTATTTATAATAGTTTCTTTTTTAAATTCTGATAAAAATTGGTAACCTTTTCGTAAAAACCCATTTATCAAACTGGAACTTTCTTGATAATAATTGATTGATGACTTTTCAGGTTTTGTTAAAGATAGACGATAATCATTGTTTACTTTTTCATCATATTCAGTAAATTGTATAGCTTCTTTTATTAAATTATTATTTAATGTTTTTGATAATTCATTAAATAAAGTTTTAGACTTTGATGGCGTTCTTGATTTAGATGACCTAGACCTAGATTGTGAACGTGATTTTAATTCAGAAGTTTTTTTTATTGTTTTATTAGAAGGCATATATATTATGAAAATATAATTTCTCAATGTATATTAAATATATTATAAAAATGACTATTGTAAAAACTGAAAATAAAAATGGAATAAAGATATACACAGTTGAAAAAAATTTTGATGATGTTAAAATGGAAAAGAAAATGGATAAATTTTTAAAAAAGAAGGATATTGCTGATATAATTGACCATGACGCCGATGTATATACAAATGAAGGAAAACTATTATTAAGATTTAGAAAAGATGTATTGCCTAAAACACATATAGATGATTTCTATGATAATGTCATCAAATTTGCTATGAATACCAGTGGAAATCGTGGCAGTGCGAGCGGTAGTAAATCAAAAAGTATTTGGGATAATCCTCGCGTAATGTCTAATATCTTTGGATTTTTTGACCGCTGGTCACCAATCCAAAAAGTAGTATTTAAAAAATTAGGAAAAACTCCGAAAGTAGATGTTCGTGAATGTCGTTTCAATATGGATTATCCTGAATTATATGAAAAAACGATTCCTTTGATACAAGATATTGATAAAATGTATAAAAAAATGACTCCTGACCAGTATGCTTTACAACGTAAAAAAGCTGACCAAACACATTTTAGAATACCTGATACAGCATTTACGACGATTACTACCAATGTAAACTACCAAACCAGTATTCATACAGATAAAGGTGATGATATAGAAGGTTTTGGTAATTTGGTTGTTATAGAAAAAGGGGAATATAAAGGTGCTGAGACTTGTTTTCCACAATATGGTATTGGTGTAGATGTGAGAACTGGAGATACTTTATTTATGGATGTTCACCAACCACACGCGAATTTACCGATGGTGAAAACAGATAAAGAAACAAAACGTTTGTCTATTGTTTGCTATTTGAGAAAAAATGTATGGTTGAGAACAATGAATAAATCTAAAAGTTTTTATGAAAGCCATCGTAAAACAATGCGAAGTATGCGAAGTATTAATGGTAACGGGACACGAAAGAACAAGTAAAAAATTATTAGGATTTTGATAAAAAATTGAAATACTTTTTTATCAAAAATAAGGATAATATAATACAAATACAAAGATAAAATGACTAATAATCCTGAACTAGAATTTAGATTTTTAGAAAACAATGAATTATCATTAAAGATTAGTGGTAAAAAAGGGCGTCAATCAATTTTTAGTCATAATAATTACCAATCAAGTTACCGTGGATTAACATATGAAGATATAATGAAATTGCCTATTGTTCCATCATTTCCTTTAAAGTATAATGAATTATCTATTTTGAATAAAAGTTCTTTTGAAAAATGTTATAACAAAAATATATTTTTCCCAACAAAAACAACAAAAGGATATTATAATAAAGGGATGGACCCAAATGATTATGAATATGTATGGGGAATTAAATACAAAGGTATTGATAATGATAATTTTTGGTATAAAGCATGCTTTTTACATCTTTCAGAAAATAAATTTTCATTTTTAACAAGCACTGATGATTTTTTAGAAGGTAATTCATTGAAACACTCTTTATGTGAAGGGTGGTATGTATGTAAAAATGGTACAATCGCGCCAGCATTATTTTGGTCTTGCATTGTAGAAATAATAGTATCTAAATATAATAAAAATAATTAAATAAAAAACATAAAAAAGTATAAATAATTAAATACAATTCACCGTTTCTTAACACTCTTATTTTTATCACTTTTACTCTGTTTTTTATTCGTCTTTGATTTCTTGGGTTTTTTATTCGTCTTTGATTTCTTGGGTTTTTTATTCGTCTTTGATTTCTTGGAAACAACTTCTTCGTTACCACCAGTTCTCGCAAGTATTTTCTTCAAACGAAATTCGGTCATACCATTCTTTTTGGTTGAAATTTCGCCATATTCAGGAAATTCCTTTTTCAATTTCTGTGATGCTTCTAACATTGGTTTCAATCGTGCTTCAAAAGTTCCTAATCCGCCTTCTTTACCATAATATTTTGTAACGAAACCGACACGATTGAAACGGATAACAATACCATCTTCAATGAAATATTTAATGGTTCTCTCAACATCTTCTTTTTGTCCATTTTCTTTAGTCAATGTTAATTGTATTGCCTTCAAATTCGGACGATTGATAATACCATAAAAAGCACCAACAATATAATTCAAACAATTGGAAATTTCTTCGCGCGCTTTACGAAAAAAAGGATTGAATACAGGATAAACACCCCATATATAAGAACCTTGTTTTTTACATTCAGAAAAAGCATCTTTGAAAAAATAATCCAATGATTTACTTTTGAACTTGGACATTTTCAAATCAATACTGGCTACATCATCATCAAAAAACACAATGTGTTTTCCTTCAGGCCATTGTTCCATTATGAATTGTCTTTGTGGAACGAGGCCTTTTTTTCCAACTACTAATTTATTATATAATGTGCTATCCACGACTTTTTTGTATTCTTCTTCTTCTTCTTTGTTTGCTACATATACATATATTTTATTGGAAGGTATTTTCATTTTTTTCAATGTAGACAGTGTTTTTTCATTACAAACTTGTGCTCTTTTATAAGAAGGAATACATACAATGTAATCAGTCATTTTATAGTATATAAATATATAGAATAACGATAAAAAAAATTGGAAAGTTTTATAATTATAAAATAAAAATCCCTAATCACTAGTAAATAACTTTATCATATTTTCGGCTTCAATATTATAGTCCGGTTTTTTAAATAAACATTTTATCATTTCATCATCTCTAAATCTAACTGTATAATCTTGTTGGATTTTATTACGACCTATGCGTCCCATAGATTGTAATGTCTTTTGCTGTGTCATATTCGTCAAATCTTTACCAATAATTCCATGACAAAACTGATAGTTGGTTCCATATATATAATCACTTGACGCAATAATA